TATTAAAGTTGCAGACTTATTTCAACCCGGGAAAGTTAAGATAGTTAAACTTCCCGAAGTGTACAAAGACGCAAACGATTTACTGCGTTCTAAGAAGTATGAGGAGTATGTAAAAGCTTGGTGGAATGCACCTATACATGCACCAGATGGTATCGTAGAGGGTAGTCAATTACTTTCTGAGGTACTACAACCAATAGTAAAATCCAGAATAGATTATGGATGGAAAGGACTAGATGAGTTAACTTATGGTATTCGTAGTGGTGAGTTGGTTACTATTACCGCAGGGACTGGACTTGGAAAAACATCAGTCATTAAAGAGTTAGTATATCATATATTCAAAAGTACAGAGAGTAACATTGGAATGATTATGTTAGAGGAAAGTCCTAAGATAACTGCATTAGATATCATGGGAACAGAAGCTAACTTACCTTTGCGAAGACCCGATATTAATTTATCGGATGAAGATAAAACAAACTACTTCAACAAGACAATAGGTACTGGTAGATTTTATTTCTACAATCACTTTGGTTCTAATTCAGTAGATAATATTATTGCTAGAGTTAGATACATGGCAAAAGCTTTGGATTGTAAGTTCATAGTTCTTGACCATATAAGTATGATAGTATCTTCTCAAGAGTTTGGTGACGAGAGAAAAGCACTTGATGAAGTAATGACTAAACTAAGAACACTAGTACAAGAAACAGATATTGCTTTGATTGTAGTGTCTCACTTACGAAGACCAGATGGTAAGGGACATGAAGAGGGAGCAGTTACTTCACTTGCACAACTAAGAGGTTCGGGTTCTATTGCTCAACTATCTGATATGGTTCTTGGATTAGAAAGAGATAGTCAAAACGAAGATGTTGCAGTTAGAAACACAACCACATTGAGAGTATTGAAGAATAGATTTGTGGGTATGACTGGTCCTGCATGTTATTTATATTGGGACAAAGATACTGGCAGACTTAATGAAGTAGATAAACCTCAAGGTGATGAGACTGAAGAAGATAAATTTTAATGGAAGGGATTAAATCGTGGGTGAAAGAAAATTGTTTCTGGATATCGAGACAACCGAAATTGTTAATGGTTCTGAATTACCTAACAAGATTTTTTGCTTGGTCACTATTTGTGATAAGGGCAATCTTGTATGTTATGCTCCGAATGATTTACATAAATTTCAGAATGATGCGAAGAATTATCAAGAGTTTATTGGACACAACATCATAGGATTTGATGCTCCAGTTATTAAAAAAGTTCTTGGTGTAGATTTATTTAAGATAGGAAAGGTTACTGATACACTTATACTATCAAGATTGTTTAAACCAGTAAGAGAAGGTGGACATTCTTTAAGAGCATTTGGAAATAAGTTTGCGTACAATAAATTAGAGTTTAAAGATTTCTCTGAGTTCTCTTTAGAAATGTTAGAGTATTGTATTCGTGATGTTAAACTTCTTAAAAAAGTTTATGACTTATTACAAAGACAAGGTAAAGGTTTCTCTCAAAAATCTATAGACTTGGAACATGATGTTGCAAGGATTATTGAGAAACAAGTACAGACTGGTTTTCTTTTTGATAGTGAGAAAGCACACATCCTACTTGCTAGACTTCAGAATAAGATTGATGAAGTACAAAGTAAAGTTAGAGAAACTTTTCCACCAATTAAAATTGAAGAGACTTTCATACCCAAGTCAAACAATAAGTCAAGAGGTTATGTTAAAGGAGTTCCTTTTACTAAAGTTAAGTATCAAGAATTTAACTTAGGTTCACGACAACAAATAGGTGAACGACTTATGAAACTAGGTTGGAAACCTAAAAAGAAAACAGACAAAGGTCATGTAATTGTTGATGAAAAAGTTTTATCAGAGATTAAAAACATTCCCGAAGCGGAATTGATAAACGAGTTTCTCCTACTGCAAAAGAGAATTGCAATGATTAATTCTTGGATTGAAGCGGTAGCAGAAGATAGGAGAGTACATGGAAGAGTTATTACCAATGGTGCAATAACTTCAAGAATGAGTCACCAGTCGCCCAACATGGCTCAAATCCCTGCTGTGTACTCTCCCTATGGAAAAGAATGCAGGGAATTATGGACAGTCCCAAGCGGATATAAATTAGTGGGAATAGACGCAAGTGGACTTGAATTAAGAATATTATCTCACTACATGAACGATAAGGAGTATATTAATGAAGTCATTAATGGAGATATACACACTACAAATCAAACTCTTGCAGGGTTGGAAAGCAGAGATACTGCAAAAACATTTATCTATGCGTTCATTTATGGAGCAGGTAACAAAAAACTCGGAAGTATCTGTGGCAGGAATGAAAGCTATGGAAAACAGATTAAAGAAAGATTTCTTAAGTCTTTACCAAGTCTTAAAAGGTTGCGAGACAGAGTGGACCTCGCTTGTAGAAAAGGATATCTCAAAGGAATCGACCAAAGAAACCTCATCATCAGACAAAAACATTCAGCAGTCAACACCCTCATCCAAGGAGCAGGGGCAATAGCAATGAAGAAAGCATTAGTATTATTAGACGAAGAGATTAAGAAAAATAATATTGATGCATTGCCAGTAGCTAATGTACATGACGAGTTTCAATATCAAGTAAAAGAAAATCAAGCAGATAAACTAGGACAACTTGCAGTTCAATCAATTACAAATGCAGGTATTGATTTAAATATAAGATGTCCATTAACAGGGGAGTATAAAATTGGAAACAACTGGAAAGAAACGCACTAAGACATTAGATACTTTAGTTCCCGATATTAATAATTTACTTACTAATCTTGGGGATGGTAAGAAACTAGAAGTCTCAGATGAACAACTAAATAAATTTTTAAGTAATATCAAAAAAGAAAAAGCAAATCCTTCTTTACAATTAAAGTTTTTGTATGGACATTTACTTGAACATCTTGTTTTATTCTTAACAGATTTAGCAGGACACAAAGTAACAGACCAACAAAAGAAAGTTAGTGTTGATGGTATTGTTGGTCATATGGATAGTAAGATTGATGGTGAGGTTGTAGATGTTAAGACTGCTTCATCATATTCATTTAAAAAGTTTGAACAAGGTACACTTGCAGAGGATGACCCATTCGGTTATATTGCTCAACTAACAGGGTATGAAGAGAATGAGAAAACAAACAATGGTGCATTTCTTGCAATCAATAAATCAACTGGACAACTTGCTTTATATAGACCAGATGATTTAACAAAACCAAATATTAAAACTTTAATTAAAGATGTTAAAGAAAAATTAGAATCAAAAGAAGTTCCGCCTAAATGTTATGAACCAATACCACATGAGAAAGCAGGTAACATGAAACTTCCTGCGGGTTGTGTATTCTGTTCACATAAGGTTGAGTGTCATAAAGATACTAATGAAGGTAAAGGATTACGAGCATTTAAATATGCAAGTGGTAATGTTTATTTTACAAAGGTTGTTAAAGAACCTAAAGTGGAAGAGGTGAAGATAATAGAAAAATAATTTATGTTGAAACACAAGCACTTGTTAGTAAGAGCAGAAGTTTTAGAACCACCTAAAGATTTAAAGTCAACTAGACTTTGGTTAAAGAAACTAATAAAAGATATAGATATGAAAATACTTGGTGGTCCATATCTAAAATATTGTGAGAACATAGGGAACAGAGGATTAACTGCAGTTACTATTATAGAAACTTCTCATATAGCAATGCATGTTTGGGATGAAGACAACCCCGCACTAATTCAACTTGATGTTTATTCTTGTAAAGATTTGGATGAAGAGATTGTTTTTTCTTATCTTTATAAGTTCATGCCAGTCAGAATGAGTTATAGATATTTTGACAGAGAAACTAATTTTAAATTAATAAAGGTACAAAATGAATACAAAACAAGTAAAAAAAATTAGAAGAAAAGCTAAGACTATTATGGTTCAATGGCTTCATTCTTTACTACCAGAACACGAAAAGAAACTGATTAACGAAAAGAATGTGCTAGACTTAGCACCTAAACAAACCCATTATGTATTTCAAAATCAAGTGCGACTATCTGCGTGGTCATATAAGTGGATAATTAAGAAGCTAAAGCGAAATCCGGACTTGACATTTGAGCAACTTGATGCTATAATAAAGGGTACTGAAAATATTCCAAGTGGCATTAAGAGATGGTAAAATATAGGAGCAAATTTGAGAAACAAGTTATTACAAGCTTACCCAAAAAAGTTAAATACTATTACGAGTACAAGAGACTAAGCTATGTTCAACCGGCTATTCTTCGGTCTTATCTTCCCGACTTGTATTTTCCTAACACTAATGTCTTTGTTGAGTTAAAGGGTAGATTTACTTTAGCTGACAGAAAAAAACATCTGTATCTAAAAAGTACAGGTGACTACGATATTCGTTTATGTTTTCAGAATGCGAATGTAAAGATAAATAAAAATTCTAAAACTACTTATGCTGACTGGTGTAGAAAGTATAAGATTAAATTTTGTGATAAGGTAATACCGAAAGGATGGATGACAAAATGATGGAAAGTGGAAAAGCTTACATAGTATTTACACCTACAGGTATAGGTAAAACAAAAAAGATTGATATTGAATTGATTAATCTTGCCGAGGGCGACAGACAAGTTATGTCTTTAGCACAAGGTGTTTGGTGGTTTGCTAAAAGGAATGCACCTTTGGCAACTTATATAGGAATGAAAGAAATAGAAAGAATGATGATAGAGGATATGATAGATGACGAAAAAAAACATAACTAAAGAATATTTAGAGACAGCAGTTAAATTAATTACAGGACCAAGAGCAAATGATTATGGTGACAAAGTAATCAATCATCAAAACATTGCTAAACTTTGGTCAGCATATTTTGACATACCAATTACAGGACATGATGTTGCAATATGTATGACATTATTAAAAATTGCAAGAGCAAAGTTTGGTGACCCGAAACCAGATACTTATATAGATGCGTCAGCATACATGTCAATAGCGGGAGAATGTAAAGAGAAAGAAGGAAAGTAATGAAAGTAAAAATAGATTTAGAAAAAGATAATAACTTAACACCATTTGGTATAGCAACAGTACAAGATAGATACTTAGATAAAAACGAAACATCACCGCAACATGCATTTGCTCGTGCTGCAAAATATGTTTCTACTTATAGAGGTACTACAGACTGGGATATG